TTTATTGTAATTAAAACAATATCCCCACTCCAATTACCTTTAGTTCTTAAATCGATTATAGTTCTCTTAGCTTTGTTAAAATAATTTAAATCTGTTACTAAAGCAAAAACAGTAGTGTTATCATCTTTAATTACTTCTTCTATTAAAGTGTCATTTTCTACTGTAGATGAATAAAAATCATATTGTTCTTTTGTCATAACTTTATGAATAGTGATAGCCGTTTGTAATTCAGAATCATTATTATGTAATCCAATATAAAATAGTTTGTTATGTATTTGATTTATTTTGTGATCTTTTTTAAGTTTATTAATCCATAAACCGATACATAAATCGTCGCACCAATGTTCATAAGAATTATTTATACCTGTATTTCTAACATAATTGTAAATTAACTTATATAAAGTATTTGAAATAGCATAACCAGCTCCTCCTGACATATAAAGACAAAAATCATTTTTAATATGGTCTAACTCATGACCAATATAATAATTTTCATTTGAATTATATTTTGTTAGTAAATTTAGAAGTCTTTTTTCATAAACAAATGTATCATCGTCAATAAATATATACCAATCATAATCAACATTCATATTGTAAATAAAATGAATATATTTCCAAGTAATATTTTTTTCATCATCCATACAATACCATCCAAACTGTCTATTTTCAATATCAGGCTTAGATGTTAAATAATATATATCATCCTTATTAACATTTTTAAACAAGGTATTCATCTGGTACTTAACTCTCGAATCTAAATATTTATCACATGTAGAAATAATATAACAAATTTTCATAATGGTTATATTATTTTTATATTTTTAAGTATTTATTACATTTTTAAATTATATATTTGATTAAACCTCTTCTAAAGGTTGATTTAATCTACTTGTTCCATTGAATCCTTTTTGGCAAAAGGACCACTGATTAATTGACTTTGTCCATTATCAGTCTTACCAACAACAATATTTTCACCTTCGAACAATTCCATACAGATATCAGCAGTAGAAATATTTTCTTGTTCCTTAAATGCTTGCTCTTGAGTGTTAATATTGTTAACTCCAATCAAGTTACCTTGTTCATCAATGGTTTGAGTTAAGGTGTTACCAGATTTCTCAGCATTCTTAATATTCTCATCAATTGCCTTTTGTTTAGATTCCTTGACACGTTGTTCGAAAGCAGCCTTAGCATTAGACTCGTTCTTGGTCTTCTCACTCATCAACTGATTGAGCTCTTCTTCCATATACTCAACACGTCCAGTCTTGTAAGCTTCAGGATCCCAAGGCATCCACATACCAACAGGGCCTACATAAACGTCATGATTAGGGTCAATTTCTCTCAACATTTTACATCTCATCTCGGCTTCTTCTTGAGTAGGATAAGAACCTCTAATTTTTAAACCTCTAGTATTGGTTTGGAAGTTATGAGCAACATCAAACTGTTTTTGGAGTTCTTCTTCATTATTATCAATATATGTTTTGAACTCATCATCCATGCTAGAATTGATAAGTGATTCTCTTTCTTCCTTTACGAAATCCTTAAAATCATTTGATACATCATCGAATGAAATGTTGTATTTAAAAGAAACAAAATTAAGGAATTGGACAAATTTTTCCATTGATTTATTGAAGTCCCATTTCTTTAGGAACTCTTCAAAAAAGAAGATTTGTTTTTCCTTTAGAATTTTATCCGGAGAACAAAATGACACACAAACGAATTTTTGTCCGGCAATAGGTTTATCTTCCTCTAATAGGTCAACATATTTAGGATTAACTTTTCCATTAACCTGTTTTCTCTCAAAGCCAGACTTTTTTGAATTCTTTTCTTTAGAATGATTCATTTTAAATAGATTAAGTATTTATTTTTAAGTTTTTTAGCGCAATATATATTTTTTTCTTATTATTTAATATAAATGAACGGACTTATTAACGTTGGTGAACTTGTTAAGAGAATCATTAAGTACCTTGTTGAAGGTTTAATGGTAGCTATTGCTGCTTATGCTATTCCTAAACGTTCTTTGAACATTGAGGAAATTATCTTGATTGCTTTAACTGCTGCTGCTACCTTTAGCATTCTTGATACCTACATCCCTTCCATGGGTGCCACTGCTCGCTCTGGTGCTGGCTTTGGTATTGGTGCTAACTTGGTTAAATTCCCTGGTGGTTTTTAAATCAATAAAATAACATAATATATTAATCTAATTATAATATATTATGGTAAAACAATCACGTAAAAAGTTGAGAAGACCAAAACGAAAGTCTACCAAAAGAAGTGCTAGAAAAATGGTTGGTGGAGACTTTAGTCAAGAAGAAGCCCAACAATTATTAGATATGGGATTCACTCAAGATGATATTCAGATCCTCTCAAATACTGGAGTTGGTTTGAATATTATTCAAATGAGTTTAAATCAGGTAAATCCCGCTACAAATGCGCCATTTACACCTCAAGAATTAATTCAAAGTGTAAATGAAGCAAACGAGGAAATGGAAAACTTAGATGAAGGCGCAGCTGTTCCAAATCAAGAAAATATTGCTCCTGGTGTTCCTGGTCCTCCTTATAATGATGTTCCTGTTGCTCCTGGTGCTAATCATTTTGAAGAACAAGGTCCTGGATTGAATATGGAAGATTTAGGTCCATATTCTCCACGTTCTGTTACTGAAATGGGTGGAAGAAGGAGAAAAACAAGAAAGGGTCGAAAGGGTCGCAAAAGTCGCAAAAGTCGCAAACAACGTGGAGGTACATGTTATGGAAATGGAGTAGGTGCTAATAATTATGACCCTAACTTCTCTATTTACAATACTAGAGAATTGAGTTTATTCCCTTACAAACCTACAAATTAAAATTAAATAGTAGGTATAAATTCCCAGTCGAGCTCTTCACAAATTTTTTTCCAAATATCGTCTTGTTCTATTCTTTTCTCTCTATCCTTCAATAAAGGGAATAAAGGTAAATACTTTTCTTCCCCAAGAAGCTCGCAAAGTTTATAAGCAGTATAGTAATAATTTAAAAAGTTAACTCTATCGTCAGGGCAATATTTTGAATATGGCGATTGTAATTCAACAAACAAATTACACAATGTTTCTTCTAATTCAGGAGACATGATGGGAGGTTTAATCCCCAATTTATCTTTAATAAATGGTATATGTTCATAGTATTTATTATAGCCTAGTTTTTTAAGAATTTCCTTTGTTTTAATATTTGTAATTTGTGTCAATTCTATTCTCTCTTTTTTTATTTGAAGTTTAATATTTTCAATAACATCTGGAGGTATCTGAGTAGTTTCTTTGCCTTGGAATTGTGCTAATATTTCTTTAAAGTGATTAATTCTTTTATAAGCATAAAAACATACTTCTTTTGGAGGTTCCTTATAAGAAGGTTTTTCATTTTCAATCAAATATGGAATACTTCTTGAACAACTATTACAAACCATAATTCCTTCATCTTCCAAAGGAATTAATTCACCTTTATTACATATTTTACAGATATCAGTTTGACAAACAAACGAATTGACATCAAGGAAAGAATCATCAATATTACTTAAATATTTAATAACAATATTGTTATTCTCTCTTTGTTGTTTTAATTCATCTGTATTCTCTTGTTTAATTTTAAAAAATGTATTGACCAATTTTGATTTATTTGTAGAGGCTTGGACAGCGGTTCCATCAGATATGCTTTTTTTATTTTCAAAATATTCAAATATAAACTTAGAATTATCAAGAAAGTATTCTTTTTTCTTTGATTTTGTCTCTCTAATTTTTTCAGTGAGCTCATTAATTTTATCTTCAATGTCTAATTTTTGTTCAACTGTTAATTCGTCGCAGCTATCAATTAGTTTCTGTCTTAATTCTTGACGTTCAATTTTAAAATCAGGAATAGTATCATTTTCATCTTTATTGAATTCATTTAGAAATTCCTTATGCTTTGTGTCAAGTGTTATTGACGTTTTTTTATTAAATTTTATTTTTTTATTAGACTTTGGTTTGAAACTAGGCATTGTCTTTTAAATAATTAAATGGAATTTATTTAATTAGTAATAGTTAAAAAATATATTTTAAATAAATTTAAAGAAGTTTTAAAATAAAATTGAAACGTTTTAAAGAGATATCCTATAACTATATAGGATTTAAAATGAATACTTTGCTCGACACTATGTTTATTAAGCGGTTCTGTTTGCCTCATGATTCTGATATAGAGTCGTATGAAAATGGCATTTGTAATAATATTTCACCATGTTTGTGCGGAAACTATAATCACGTATCGTGCGTTTTACAAGGGAAAGGGAAATCTAAAAAAGGCTAGAGTTCTTAGTTTTGGCGTGAATCAATTGGGTGATACAGATGGAAATACTCCAGGTATACATGCTGAATGTGATGCTATTTCCAAGTTAATTCCATTAAAACCAAAAAAAAAACTTGAAAATATAAATTTATTGGTAATAAGATTATCAACAAAAAATAAAATTCAATGTAGTAAACCATGTTATAATTGTATAGAAACAATGAAAAATTTACCTCCAAAAATTGGATACAAAATAAACAATATTTATTATTCAGACTCAACTGGAAATATAATAAAAACAACTATTAAAGCTTTAGAAAAAGAAGAAAAACATTATTCACAATATTCTAGACGAAAAATGCTACTATAATGCGAGTTAAAAAATTATTTTTGTTTTCTTGAAAATATTTAATGGATATCAAAATAAATTTAGAATCTTTAACTGATTTAGAAAATGTTAAAATAGATGCTATTAAATTTCAAAAAATGCTTTTTTTGTTTAATGCTATAGAGCACGGATGGTCTGTAAAAAAACGTGGTGAATCGTTTGTGTTTACAAAAAGTCACGAAGGTAAAAAGGAAGTGCTAGAAGACTCATATTTAAAGAAATTCATGAAAGCTAATTTAGACTTAAGTAAAATAATTTCTTAACAAAAACTATAAAAATTTTAATTAATTAATTAATTAATTAAAATGAATTAAATTAAATTTCAAAAAATTTTTTTCTTTAGCAACTATATAAAATGGGAGGTGGATTAATGCAACTCGTTGCCTATGGCGCTCAAGACGTTTACCTAACTGGTAATCCTCAAATTACTTTCTGGAAAGTTACTTATCGCAGATATACTAACTTTGCCATCGAATCAATCGAACAAACTTTCAACGGTCAAGCCGATTTCGGTCGCCGTGTCCAATGTGTCATCAGCAGAAATGGTGACCTTGCCTACAGAACTTACTTACAAGTAACTCTTCCTGAGATCAACCAACTTATGGGTCTTGGAAACTACTCTGCTGGCCAAAACTCCGGCGTTTATGCCCGTTGGTTAGACTTCCCCGGTGAGCAACTTTGAGGTCGAGATTGGTGGTCAAAGAATCGACCGTCAATATGGTGACTGGATGCACATCTGGAATCAACTCACCATGACTTCCGAGCAACAACGTGGATACTTCAAGATGATTGGTAACACCACTCAACTTACCTTCATCACTGACCCTTCTTTCTCTGATGTTGAGTCCCCTTGTGACTCCTTGGCTCCTCGTCAAGTTTGCGCTCCCCGTAACGCTCTTCCTGAGACTACCCTTTATGTTCCTCTCCAATTCTGGTTCTGCACCAACCCCGGTCTTGCTCTTCCCCTTATTGCTCTCCAATACCACGAGGTCAAGATCAACCTTGATATCAGACCTATTGATGAGTGCTTGTGGGCTGTCACTACCTTGAACTGTAACGCCAACCCTAATTGGGCTACCGGTAGTCAATACCCTGTTGGCCGCCCTGTCCCTGCCACTATTGCCTACAATCAATCTTTGGTTGCTGCCTCTCTCTATGTTGACTATGTCTTCCTTGACACTGATGAGCGCCGCAGAATGGCCCAAAACCCCCATGAGTACTTGATCACTCAACTCCAATTCACTGGTGATGAGTCTGTTGGTTCTTCTTCCAACAAGATCAAGCTCAACTTTAACCACCCCGTTAAGGAGCTCATCTGGGTTGTCCAACCTGACCAAAACGTTGACTACTGCTCTTCCTTGACTTGCGATGCTCTCCTCTTCAAGGTCCTCGGTGCTCAACCCTTCAACTACACTGATGCCATTGATGCTCTTCCTAATGCTATCCATGCTTTCGGAGGTCCTACTGCCGTCGCTGCTGATTCCCGTGCTTACATTGATGCCCAAGGTCTTTTCCAAGACGCTGGTGCTGTTGATGTTGCCTACACTGGAACTGGATACTGGCATGGTCCTTCCAACCCTTACAACGAGGTCAACTTTGGTGGCGTCGATGTTCCCAGTGATGGTATTGATGGCGGTTCTCACAACGATAACTCTGGTGTCTCTGATGCCGGCACCTTCGTCCTCTCTGAGACCTCTTTGGACATGCACTGCTGGGGCCAAAACCCTGTCGTCACCGCTAAGCTCCAACTTAACGGCCAAGACCGCTTCTCTGAGCGTGAAGGATCTTACTTCTCTTGGGTCCAACCTTACCAAGCCCACACCCGCAACCCTGATGAAGGTATTAACGTTTACTCATTCGCTCTTCGCCCTGAGGAACACCAACCTTCCGGAACTTGCAACTTCTCCAGAATTGATAATGCTACTCTTCAACTCGTTCTCAGTAACGCCACCGTTGAGGGTACCAAGACTGCCAAGGTTCGTGTCTATGCCACTAACTACAACGTCTTACGTATCATGAGTGGTATGGGAGGATTGGCCTATAGCAATTGAGCGGTTTATCGTCTGGTTGTTATTTATATATTTTAATAATTAATTAATACTTTTTAATTATTAAAGCAAAAAACAATATAGAGATGTAACTATAATATAACTTATAAAATGAGCATAGATATAGTAAACCTTATCGAGAACAACCCAATTACCAAATTTTCTGGTGATTATCAAAGCAAATTAGTTGAAAAAGTTAAAAATAACTTTAATAATTATGAACAACAGTTATTTTTATCTAGTTTTTATTGTTATTTGAAGTATGATTTCAAAAATGATTTTGTTATAGACTTAGATAACGTTTGGAAATGGTTAGATTTTAATCAAAAAGTAAAGGCTAAAATATTATTGGAAAATCATTTTACTTTAAATATTGATTATACAAAATCGCTTTCCCATGAGGGAAAGCAAAACCCTCATACCAAAGGTGGTCACAATAAAGAAACATTTATGTTAAATGTTGAAACATTCAAAAAATTTTGTTTAAAAGCAGGAACAAAAAAAGCAGATGAAATACATGATTATTTTATTAAACTTGAAAATATTATGTTTGAAATTACAAAAGAAGAAAGTGAAGAATTGAAACAACAAATTTTAAAACTTGAAAATAAAAACAAAGAAACAGAAGAAAAAATTTTTAAAGAAAAAGAAAAAGTATTATTGAAAGAATATGACAATATCGGAAATATGATTTATATTATTAAAGTAAAAACAAATGACGATGGAACATATATAGTTAAAATAGGACATAGCACAAAAGGAATTAAAGATAGATATAATGAGTGTAAATTAAAACATAAAAATACATTATTGTTAAATTGTTTTCAAGTAGACAAATCAAATGAATTTGAAACATTTTTACATACACATCAACATATTCATCCAAATAATGTAACTAATTTACAAGGTCACGAGTCTGAAAAAGAACTATTTTTAATTGGGGCTACTCTAACATATCAAACATTGTTAAAAATTATTGATGATAATATTAATAATTACAAGTATAAAGTTAGAGAATTACTATTAGAAATTGAAAATTTAAAACTAAAGCAACCTATTGAAGTAATTAACAATGATAATGAATTATTAAAAGAACTTGTAAATGCTAATAAATTACTTACAAATAAAGTATGTTCTCTCGAAACCTCTATACAACTAATTCTTAACAAACTTAATGCTCAAGAAACTAAAGTTGTTACAGGGTTTAATCAACAGCTTCCACATTTGGGTCCAAGACTACAAAAAATTAATCCAGAAACAATACAGTTAATTAAAGTTTATGAATCAGTAACAGAAGCTATGAATGAAAATAAAAATATTAAACGTCCAAGTATAGCAAAGGCGGTTGAAGAAAATACAATTTATTGCGGGTTTAGATGGCAACTAGTAGAGAGAAATTTAGATCCAAATATTATTCATTCTTTAGAACCAACAAAGGAAACAAAAGTACAAAATTTAGGTTATATTGCCAAATTAAATATAGACAAAACTCAAATTTTAAACGTCTATTTAGATAGAAAAACCGCATCTCAACAAAATGGATTTAAAAGTTCATCAGCCTTAGACAATCCAGTTAAAAATGGAACAATGATAAATAATCAATATTACACACTATATGACAAATGCGAAGCGGATTTAATAAACAATTTTGAATCAGAATATAGAAAACCACTTTTATACAAAAATGGTGTTGGTCAATATGATTTAGATAACAATTTGGTTAATGAATTTGCGTGTAAATACGACTGTATTCGTGAATTAAAGATGAGTGACAAAACATTAATAAAAACTCTAGATAAAAATGTACAATATAATGGTTTTTACTATAAAAGTATTGGAAACAAATTAAAGATGATTTAATTTAAAAAAAATTGAGATGATTTTTTATTATAAATAGTAAATCATAATATCAAATACTAAAATGAGCACACATAGCTTTTATTTCAAGACGATTTATACTTGTCAAACTATTAACTATGACATTGATTTAAACATGTCAATCACAGACTTTATTAATTATGTAAAAAATAAAATTAGGGTTGATTTCGATATTGATAACAATTATTCTATAGAAATTGTAGAAGCTGGCCAATTTAACAATGTAAATGGTCGTGATGCTGAATTGGCGCCCGCATTAGAATATTCACATACATCAATCAGAGAGAAATTTTATAATTACAAACAAACTGCCTTTTATATAAGACCAGTTATGAGGCGTAGATTAAGTTTGGAACGTCCGAATACAGAAAATGAAGATGAAAATGATGATTATCCAACAGCACCAAGATAAATTGTAAAAAAATAAATTTATAAATATTTTTTTAAATTTTTATAAATTTTTAATATTCTTCGGCTTCCTCTTCTTCATCCTCTGATTCGTTGTTAGCAACAGTTCCAAAATCGTCATCAATATCATCAGGAACTTCGACATACAAATTATCCTTCCAAACTACCTTGCGAGTATTAAATAACCTATTCATATTTATAATTTCAGGTTTCTCAGTTTCAGATGTAAATAGCTTTAAAATTTGTTCATCATCTCTAAATCTAACAGTATACGTTTGTTGAACATTATTTCTTCCAATGCGTCCCATTGCTTGAATAACCTTTTCTTGTGTTAAATTTAAGTCCTTGCTAAGGAAACCATGACAGAATTGATAGTTAGTTCCATAAATATAATCACTTGAAGCAATAATCATATATAATCTTTGTTCATCGGCAAGATTTTTCATGATTTCAGTGTAAGTAATATTTTCATGATTAATAAACACACCTATTCCCATCATTAATAGAACCTTCCATAAATTATCAACACCCTTCAATGCCATTATATCAGATACAGTATTTTCGTCTATACTACTCGTAAAAGCATTTTGTGTATCTAAGCCTTGAGCCCATTTATCTTGATGCATCTTTCTATTAGGAATAAATGCGTCATTTAGTGTTGCTGACTTAATCATAGTTCTTAGTTCATTGATTTCTTCAGTTATTTTTGAAAGTTTACCTTTATTTAGAAACTCTTCTGGAACCTCTCTATTTATCTTTTTAGAATCTTTACTAGATTTATTTCTTCCACAAATTTTATGATTT